TGTATTTCACCCCAAGTATTGCCATATTCGTAATCAACTTTATTTGGGACGGATAGTTTAACAGCATTCTCCATAATTTCAATTATCTTTTTAGCCTGTTCTTCAGACTCAATAGATATATCTAATTCATCATGAATTTGAATGTGCGGTATAATACCTTCATTATATAAATCTAACATTGCTTTCTTCGTCATATCAGCTGCACTGCCTTGAATTAATTTATTTAAAGCTTTGTAAGTCATTGCTCTTCTTATATTAGCTCTTGTTGCATTAGGATATTTTTCAAAATACGCAGCTTCTGCATCAGGTTTACTCATAGGTGCAATAAATTTACCATTGTTCCATTCAGCTATTTCCCATTTATCAAATCTACATCTACGACCTAACAGTGTACCAATGGATCCAGATTTTTGAGACATCTGAGAAGTCATATTCATAAGATCTTTTACAAATGGAACATTCTCATGATATTGATTAAATAATTTTTCCGCTTCATCTTTAGTAGCCAAACCTAATTCTGCTTGTAATTTTGCTTTACCCATTCCATAAAACAAACCTAAGTTAATTGTCTTTGCTTGTGATCTAGATATTCCTGCCATGTCAGCAACTTTTTGGTGAAAGTCTACAGAGTCTTTTTGAAATTCTTTAACAATGTCTACAACAGAATCATCATACATAATTGGATCAGTGTTTGCTGCATAGTGTACAACCAATCTTGGTTCTTGTTGTGAATAGTCAAAACAACCCCAGGTACAATTTTCTTCTGGTATAAATAAACCTCTAATCATTGGACCTAAATCTTTATTCCTTGCAGGAATTTGTTGTAAGTTTGGATTACTATAACTAAATCGTCCTGTCACCGTTCCACCTTGATCAGAACGTATTGGATTTATATCTGCATGTATTCTACCTTTATATTCATGTTTTAAAATTGTATCTATAAAAGTTGTGTGTGCTTTATTTATTTCTCTTGCTTTTGCAATTTTTTGTACTAAAGGATGTTCGTGTTCAGACAGAAAATTTTTAGTAAAACTAGGCGCTTGTGATTTTACAGTTCTTTCGTAAGGTAAATTTAATTTATCAAAAACTTTTGCAATGCTTCTTGCAGCCCATATCTGTGGCTCAATACCTGTCTCTTTTTTTACATCTAATAGCAATGCTTGCTCTTGTTGTGTTAATCTTTTCTTTAATAAGTGAGCTTTCTCCACATCTACTCGCACACCTTTAAATTTCATATCAACCAAACATGGAAATAATTGTGTTTCCAGGTCAAATATCTTTTCTAATTTTTGTCTTTGTATTTCTCCAGATAATTTTTTAAATAATTTTAAAGTTAATGTTGCATCTTTTTCTGCATAAGCTCCAACATCCATTGCAGGTAATTTATACATTTCTGATTTAGCATCTATACCGGCTGCAGCTGCTGCATCTAATAAAGCTTTTTCATCTTTTACTTCACCAAGATAATCAAAACCAACACTATTCAAAGAATAAAATAATCTGTTCTCGTCAATTAAAGATGCCATCACCATTGTGTCAATGATATGTCCATTGATCTGTATTCCGTATGATCTTAACCAACACACATCATACATTGCATTATGAAATATTTTTATGGTGTCTGTTGCACAAACTTCTTTTATATAATCTATTACAATTCTTTTATCTAAATTACCTTCTCTATGTCCTATTGGATAATAACCAGACCAACCATCAACAGCTAAAGCAAAACCTATAATCTCACCCTCACCAATTACTGCACCAGATCCTCTTGTTTTTAAGTTTGGATCTCTTGTTTCTAAGTCAATTGCAATATATTTTTCTTTACTTAAATCAGGAAAATTTTCTGGACAAGTCCATTCTGTTGCTGCTGTAAACATTTAATTAACACTCCTTAAAAATTTTAATTCTTTTTCTAGAATAGATTGTTTTGTTTTCTTAACTATATAATCAAAAATGGGACCATGACATACAGCTTTAGTCCTTTCTTTATTTTGAAATAAAAAATATTTTTTAGATATGTTTAAACATAGACCACTTTTCTTTAATTTAATTCTAACAGATTTTTTCCTGTCTCTTACTAAAATAAAATTTTCTTCATCTAATATTACATTCATATCAAATCAAATAAATAAATTGTCATCAATGAATAAAAAAATAAATCATGAACTGCAAATAAGTTCATTTCTTTTTACTCATGTCTTTTATCTTTTTAATTTCTAATTCACAATAATGAATTATCTTTTCTAAGTCTTGTATACCATTTTTATTCATATATCTACACACGTACTTAATTACGTTTCCTTGAAAAAATGAAAGATCATTTTTTGAAATAAATTCATACGGTTGAATGTGAAAGTCTTTGTAGTGACTCCCTCCTATTTGTTTATTTTGTGGAAATGCTTCATCAAACATATCTTTACTTGTCATATTATTTCTTCTCCTATGTTATATTGATATTCATAACCTTGATTCATTATGAATAAGTTTTCTTTTGCTCTTGTCACACCAACAAAAAATAATCTATGTTCAGTGTCCTTATTTACTTGAGCTGCGTTGTAAATAATTCTTTCTAAATCTGTAAATAAAATAACATTCTCAGCTTCTTCACCCTTAACTGCATGTATCGTAGATAGTTTTATTCTTGCCGGTTTGTTTAGATCCTCGCCGCTCGCTACGAGTTCCCGGATATAATCGACCTGGTAATCTTTAAACTTTAATACAGTCCAATCTCCTTCAGCAAGTAATCCATGTTCGGAACGTAGTTCATCCATATCAATCGAGTCTACATCAGCTAGAGTCTTGCCACTAGAAAACCCATACTTTACGTCGCCGGTTTCACATTTTAAAAATTGATAAATGTTCTGAGCTTCTTCACCAGAAATATTTGCACCTTTATTTAATCTGTCCCAATCATTGATAGCTTTCATTACTTCTGAAGGTAGTAAGTCATTGAATTTACAGTCAAATCTATATCCAGTATCTTGTAACACAGGAACTAATTTTTTCATTTGTTCATTTGTTCTAGTTATAATCATCCACTCACCTTTACTAAAATCAATATCTTCTAGTTCTAAATTATCTATAACTTTACCTTTAGCATTTCTTGGTTCCCAATCCTTAATTCTTCTTTCATCTATGTTTTCTAAAATAGATAACGCAACTTTGTGTACAGCTTTAGGTACTCTTCTTGATATAATTTGTGGGTCCATTACCCCTTGTAGCTTTATAAAAGTCTTAGGGTCTGCCCCTTGAAACGAATAGATAGCTTGATCGTCATCCCCTGCAATGTATGATCTTTTACAACAGGACTCGATGTAAAAGAACATTTCCCACTGCAAGGGATTCAGATCTTGAGCTTCATCAAGAAAGACGGCGTCGAGGGAGGGACACAATTTCTTTCTTGTGAATTCTGAGATCATGTCTGAAAACTCAAACATGTTATAGTCATTTTTATAATCAATAATATCTTGATTAATTTGTTCTAGTAAAGGAATACTTATAAAGTCTATTAAATCGAGTTCTATTGCTGCATCTTGTAAATCATCTATTTTTCTAGATCGAGCATATTCTATAATTTTCATGTATTGATTTTTATATTCATTGAAACCATTTTCATGTTGCACAGTTTCAAAATGCAAATCAGTATGACCATATTTATTTTTAAATGCATTCCAGTTACTGTCTTTTAATAATTGTGCTTTAGTATCTATACCTAATCTTTTTGTTCCCATAGAGTGCATGGTGCAAATCCACTCAAATTCATATGTTGGATATTCTTTTTGTATTCTATCTCTCGCTTCATTAGCAGCTGCATTACTAAATGTTATATAACAAATTTTTTTAGAATCTGTTTTTCTTTCTATTAATTCATTTTGCAAATGTTTATGTATCAATGTATGTGTCTTTCCTGTTCCTGGTGGTCCTGCTATGATTGTTCTCATTCGAATGGTGCCGGTTCTTTCTTAGTTCTTATTGGTGTATATTTTTCTATCTCTATTTTTTCTACCATCCAAATCTTATGTTGTTTGTCTTTTATTCTTATGGTGTCGCTTTTAGCTTTAAATAGATTTTCTAATAATCGTATTGTTTTATTTTTATTGTAAGTTTTTTCTGGCCAAGTTTTGCCTCTTAAAATAAAACTCCAAAAATCTTTAAATTTAAAATAAGTTATATTGTTTTCTGTGTAAGGTTTTCTTTTTAAAATGTCTTCTATGTTTTTACCATCACGACTAACAAATTCTGTAAGTAATTCTTTTAATTGAACATCCACTTTTGTATCATCCGGCGCTTCAAGTGTAGACATATTCTTCATTAAAGATGCTAATTGTTTTCTCCAAACAAGTTTAGCAACTGGAATCAATGGTGTTCCAAGTTCTGTCATACATGCAATACTAAATTTTTCATGATCATGTAATGTTGGCGCATCGACTTCAATGTTCTCTCCATTAATATCAACAAAAAATATAGGTGGATCAGACTCATACTTTCTTATGGATTCAATCGCAGGCATCCTAACATCGCCACCTTTTCCATATTGTTTTGTATAACACAATGCTTCATTACAAAAATTACAAATTGGTTTATCTTTACATCTATAATCATAATCTTTTTTATCTAATTGTTTTACAATTCTATCTATGTCTTTTGATTTTAAAGGTGGTTTAATATATTTTTCTGTATTGTAATCTTCTAGTTTATCTTCCCAACCTATTGGATTAGCTTTTTTTACATAAACTCCAATATTAAATAAACCATTGTCTCGACCCGATGCTGCAACATCACCATTACCTTCTACAATAGGACCATTCTTAATGATTGTATTTAAACATGGTGGTCCATCTGGAAACTCTTCCTTAACTTTTTCTTTCTTTTTATTTACAAATAAATTTTCTAATTCAATATTTTCTAAAGCAATTAATTCATATGCTTTTATAAATTTTTCTATAGTTAAAGAATTACCATTATCATCAATTGCATACTTAACTGTTCTATCCCCACCATGATAAGGCATATTTAAGAAACTACCTACATCACCTCTTTCTGCCATTACTTTAGATTGTTTAGGAAATATTTCTGCTTTAGCATAACCCAAAGCAGACGCCATAAGTTGTAATTTTTGTCTCATTAAAGATGCAGCAACAAATTGTTTTGTAAAACAATATACATGTGCACCACCTGATTTAGATCTAAATACTATTAGTGGAAAATTATTTTCTCTAATTTTTTGAATTAATTTTAAATGATCAAATGGATAAGTATCAATATCTATTGCACCCCATTTACATTTATTTTCTTCGTTGATTGGTATAATACCCAATCCAGGTTCTTCACCATTTAAATGTTTTTGCCATAACTCATTTGTTACAGGCTCTCTTATTGTTTTTGATCTGACTTCGTTTTTACCGTCGTGTCTAATTTCTTCTGTTTTG